GGCATTCAGGCAAAGGCTGCGGATGCTTTCGGCATTGATGCCACTCCAGTTCGGATGGATGCCAACAAAGCCTTTCAATGTTCCCTGCTGGATCACCACAATATCCTGCACACCGCACTTCTTCCTGCTGGATGCCACCAGATGTGCAGCCCGTGCAATTTCCGGCGAAACGATTGCTTCATGGTGTTCCGGAACATAGGCAGAGCAGCGATTCCCATTGTTCTTCGTCACCTTGCCCAGCTTGTAGTCCACTACAATGCTCTTCCGGGCTTCCAGATCACCCCAGCGGCGTTCATTTTTCATGATGTTTGCCACCATCATGCCATTCCACTCCTGCCTGCCGCGCAGGGTGCTGCGCTTTTTCTGCGTCAGCACTGCCGCAATTTGATCGCAGTTATAACCATAGATAAACGCCAGAAAGATAAAACGAACTGTCTTTGCTTCTTCCGGCTCGATCACCAACTGGCCATCCTTAGTATGCCGATACCCCATCAGGTCAGCCACCGGGTACTGACCTGTCATAATGCGCTGATCATACGAAAGGATCATCCGGCGGCTCTTGTTGCCCGATTCCCAATCCGCCAGAAGTGCCTGTATATCGAGGTTGTACTGGCTATTCGGGTTGAGTGTGTAGATGTTCTCGGTTTCAAAGTACACACCGATTGGATGTGCCGGGTGCATAGTTTTCAGTGCTGCGATCTGCGTCATACAATCAGAAAAATTCCGGGCAAACCGCGAAATGCTGGCACAGATAATCAAGTCCATCTTCTGGTCTTTGGCATCTCGCATCATGCGCTTAAACGCATCCCGTTTCCGCAGTGAAGTACCCGATTTCCCTTCATCGCTGTAAATATCCTGCAAATTCCAGTTTTCCGTTTCTGCAATCTTTTTGGTGTACCTCCTGTTGAAAGTTCCGCAATCAGATTCATCATCATGGTAGATTTTCCATCGCCGGGATCACCCTGCAGAAGTGTGATTTTCCCGATTGCAATAAAGGGATACCACAGCCACCGTACATCCGTTGACTGAACTTCGCTGTACAGCGTCAGTAATTGCTCCACGTTGTTCCTACCACCTTATTATTGCTATTTAATTTCATGCTTTTATTATACTCTTATCAGATGATTTTTTCTGTGAACCAGCAGTTCACTTGTTGCTCAAAATGTGAACTGTTGGTTCACATTTTGGTCTCAGAAGCCATCTCTGCTAGAGGGAAAAAATAAGAATTCTGACTTCTATGCAAATTGCCTATTTGGTTCCTCTTGATTTTTGCTATGTATCTCCCACCATCCATACAACCATCAAAACTCAACTGATTCTTTGGAGTAGACATTTGTCGGGGCCGCAATCACAACAAAATCCGCATCCGAATAAGCAGCCTTTGCATACATCCAAGGTTTCAGGCGGACCTAGATTTTTTCGATGTAATCATCCAGAATCGGAGACTTCCGGTTGTTGTGCTGGGAAAGCAGAGTCGCAATCGACAAACCAACATAGCCCCCTGATGTCAAGATAGGGACAAAAAATTTCTCAAAAAAAGCAAAAAAAAATAAGCCCCACAAGGCTTTTCTGACAATTCTTTGAATCATCAGAGCCTTGTAGGGCTATCCGTTATCTTATGCTATTTTGTTTTCACACTGCCTGTAATGGGGTGTTCTCCATTGTTTCCTTAAACTGCTCAACTGTCATTTTCGCTTTTGCCGCAGCACGCTCCAGCGGTAAATCACCCTCTCGAACAAGCTGAACCAGCATCCGAATCTCGCCAATTCCGATGCCTTCGATTCTGCCTTCCTGACGGCCTTCTTCACGACCTTCGGCTCTTACGCCTTGACTAAGATTGCACACTTCAAGCACCTCTCTTTCCAGTTCTTCGCCTATTGCAACGCCAAACTCTTCTTCCAGAATCTTCTTTTTCTCAGAACCTGATCTTGTGGAAGATAACAGCACTTCCATAAATTTCAGGATTCCCTTATGATTCTCTGTCCCTGGCTTGCCTAAACAAATCATTACGACACTCATCAAATCGTAGTTTTCGTTTTTTTCCTGCGCTTCTCCAATTAACTGTTCGGGTTTGATGGAGTACCGGGTAAGCATGTTTTCAAAATCATCTGACGGCTGAGTACAAATCCAGATGGAGTAGACCTTGCGAATCTTCCCATATTCAGATTTTGTAAAAATCGGGCCGTGCTGTGCAGAAATCATTCTGCTACAATAATAGATTGCCCGTTTCGTCAATGGGTATCCCGGCTTGAATTTTGTCTGAGCTTCCACATTGATAATCAGACGAATGACTTCTTCCTGTTCTGTGCTGTCCGCAGATTTCGGTGCGATTGCGTCAAAGCGAACATCGTAAAACAATGTTCCCTCGGTCAGCGTAGAATGGAGTTGTCCATATTATTGCATTCTTCGCCACTGTTATATCATAGGCAACTAATTATTTCAGAACCAACTAATGTGAGATTCACATTTCAATTAGTACTCTCCCGTTTTCTATCTGCATTGCATCCGTTATCTTAAACGAAACAAGTCGCTGCTGTGGGAAAGCTCTTCCGAGCAGCCGATAGGACATTTTCTTGTCCCACCCAGAATCCCCGTAAATCATGCGAACCAATGCCATACACTTGATTTCGCCGCTATTGGATTCATCCAGTTTTCCCACACGATGCGCTCCTGCTTCTTCTGCTCCACACGCCTGTACAGCTATCTGTTTCATTTTGCGATTATACAGAAACCGATAGTGTGACGGCCATTCTAACGCTTCCAGCGTTTTTCTGAAGACCGTGATTCGTCCCTCTTCCTCGCAGAAACTCATACCAAGTCCTGCCTGTTGTTCTGTTTTCTGCATACTGCTCACCTCCCGCAAATGGACAGACTATTCCCTTATGCAACCGACAATTAGTCCTTTCCAGCTTCAGGAACGATCTTTCCTGTCAGAATCCCCATTGACACATACCCATCCATTTGCTGGACTTCAGATTCTTTTCGGTGTTCTTCCACAGGCACACCAAAAGTTCCCACAATATCATCTGGGTAGAATCCTTTGCGGCTATCCACAGGTTTTGTTGCTGCAGCATTATCCTGCGAATCTGCTGCATTCTTTTTTCTTCTCTGTCCCTCATGGAAAATTTCTGGCACAAGAAGATCAAAAACATACAGAGTTTCACCCTCAAATGTAATCCTGTACCCTAACATTTTATATCGGCACTCGCTGTCCCATCCCATTTCTTGATAAACTAAAGTCGCAAATGGCTTGCAGGACATCTTCCGGCTTTTGCGCTTATCCGGTTTTGCCACGCACCAACGCAGAGCGTCCTTGTCATTTTCATCACACCCACGAACAACGATACGCTTCAAATCATTGTTGAACATGACATGAACGTAGACCACATCCTCCAGCCCTGTGATACAGGCCGTATTGAATGTGATACTATCTTTACGAATCACGATTGCCGGGTCACGCAGATGGGCAAACAATTCCTTTCGCACGATCTGGTAGCCATCATACGAAAAGGCACTTTCCAGTTCTTCCGCCCGTGCGTCTCTATCATCCTGCACAATCTCCTTCTCTGGCGGCATGATTGTTGTGTTTTCTTCATTCATCTATAATCAGTCCATCCTTCCATTATCTTCTCCGCTTCATGGAGCAACTTATTTAGACTTTCTGCCGTAAATGTGTTCATTTCCTCTATCTCCGACGCAGGACGAAATACATCCCAGTTTCCGGCATAATGCTCCTGCCGTAAGATACCCACCTGCGCAATACTTGTAATCGGCTGTCCAAATGTTCCAGCCCACTCTGGTGGGAAAATGTAAATCTTCTTTCTGACCGTTTCGCCCTCATCTTCTTCGGTGTTTTCCTTTGGAGGCAGAACGATTTCTTCCACTTTAATCATTTCCGGCTCATCAAAGGCAAACAGCATCATTTTGTTATCACCCTGCTCCAAAAACTGACCACGGAACCGATAACGCAAATCCTCATCCCACTCCATGATGTCAAATAAAGCCTTTGCAAGTCCACGACAGCCCAAAGTGCTTGCACACCAACGTCCCTCTTTCAGTCTGCCCCAACGGATCGCGTTTGGATTATTCTTGTCACAAGGGCGAATGGCAATGCAGCGGTCAACAGAATTTAACAGCAGCTCCACATATTCCACATTTTCAAACTTTTTTAAGCAAGCTGTGTTAAATCGCAATCGTCCATTAGAAATCGTCATGGCCGGATTCTGCATGGTAGAAAAATACTGCGCCCTGACTACTTCATAGCCCGTCAGATCAAGACGCTTTTTCACATCCGCAGTAACAGCAGCATCCGGTTCTTTCATCACGCTTTCAGAGGCTTCCCGGTATTCTTCTGCCGAAAAGCCTGTCCAATCCTTATCAAAAGGCACATATCCACGCAAGATTCCATCTTCGACAACGCTCAACACAGGCAATGGTCTGTTCTTCTTTGAATAGTTGCGGGATGCCCGCAGATGATTGGCAGCATTAAATACCTCTCTGGAAACAATGGCTTCATGGTGATTTTTCTGCCTATACTGTGTCCGATCATTATTGTTTTTCTTTGATTTATGCGTCAAAAAGTTCGGTGTAAAGGTCTTTCTCGCCAGTACATCACCACAATGACGCTCATTTGCCAAAACACCTGCAAGTGTACCGGGATTCCACTCCACACGCCCCAACTTCGTCTTACGGCTATACTCCATCAAAAGGGTTGCAATCTCCGTAAGCGAATATCCATTCAGGTACAGGTAGTAAATCACCTTTACCGTCTGCGCTTCCTCCGGGTTAATTACAAGGTTTCCTTCCTCGTCTTTATCGTATCCAAGCAATGCAGGGGTCAGGAACAGGCCACGGCTGAACCGCCGATCAATCGACCAGTTCATAATGATAGATTTGGAATGCGATTCTTCCTCTGCCACAGATGCCAGAATCGTCAAAATCATGCGTCCATTGCTGTCCAACGTATAGATATTATCCGCTTCAAATTTCACACCCACAGGCGGATTGAGATTTTTCAGAAGTTCAATCACAGAAAGGCAGTCAACGATATTTCGAGCGAAACGGGCAATGGATTTTGTAAGAACGAGGTCAATCTTGCCTGCCTTGCAGTCCTCAATCAACTGCTGCATCCCTTTCCGATGTTCCAGAGATGTGCCGCTGATACCCTCATCCGCATAGATTCCGACAAACACCCATCCCGGCTGTGCCTGAATATAATCCGTATAATAGTTTTTCTGAAGTTCATACGAAGAAGTCTGTTCATCATTATCGGTGGAAACACGGATATATGCTGCCACACGCCGAATCACAGAACTCGTTTCCAGATTCTCTATGATTTTAGCGGGAATGACCTCCAATTCCGATATATCTACACCCTTATAGCGGTCTCTGATTTTTTGCTTACGGTCTACTGCTTCTACTTCACCGATAATCATGTACTTTTCCTCATTCTCCCGTATGGATACTCCAATACCACTGTCGCATCTTCCGATAACTTCGGATACCGAGTTCTTTCTTCGTATTTTCTGCGGTTCTGCGGCTGATTCCTTCATCTTTCATCCGCATATAGATTTCTCTTGCTCTCATATCGCCATCAGAAAGCAACTTTTTTATCAGATATGCTGCCTTTTCTGTTTTTGACTCAAATTCCGGCACTTCCGGTTGTTCCGATGAAACGAATGTGCTCTTGCACTCCAACCATTGGAAACCCATCTCTGCTGTTATAGAAAACCGAATTTCTCCATCAGACGGAGCCAAACTGTTTTTTATCTGCCGGACAATACGAATATCTGTATCTTCCTGGTCACGCTCCACCTGCAAAACACTTCGCGCAGCAGCAACCACATCTATGCTGCCAAGACTTCGGTACAAACCTTTCGTTCCCTCTTTCTTATTGAGATGACCAATCAGCACAATGGCACAATCATATACTGAAGCCCACATTCCGAGACGCTGCATCAGTTTTCTGGCTCTCCCTGCAATCTGGAGGTCAGAATCACTTCCTAAATACGCCTGAATCGGGTCTATAACTACAAGCCGTGGGCGAAATTCAATGATTGCCTGACGGATACGCTCATCATCCAACGTTAGGCCACTGTATGTTTCTTCATTGATAAAAGCTACTTTTCTACAATCTGCGCCGCATCTTTCCAGTCTGGGTTTAATGGTATCTGATACTCCATCTTCCGAACACTGGTAGATAATCCTTTGCGGCATCCCAACAGGCTTTCCATCCGGTGTTTTCCCACCCTTAGAAAGTTCCGCAATCAGATTCATCATCATGGTTGATTTTCCATCGCCGGGATCGCCTTGTAGCAATGTTATCTTTCCCACTGCAATGAATGGATACCACAACCAGTGAACAGAAGTTGCCTGCACATCACTATATAATGTAAGAATTTTTTCTACCTTGTCCACCATTGTCTTTCCTTTCTATTTGCAGCCTTTTACTACCTCTATTATAAAGCATTCGTTGCGTTTTGACTGCTACCCATCAGGTAGCATGAGTTGTCTTTTGCTACCCAGTAGGTAGCAAAACAGCCTAAGACCACAGAGCAGATAGCAGTGTGTCCCTTTGCGGTCTTAGAACCTTTGATATAGAGTTGCTCTGCCTACCATCATGCGAGATAATTGTACTGCCTTATGCGGGGAATCATAAGGAGAAAAGCACATGGCTACTGATTATAAAGCCTTGGGCAAGCGCATTTCAAATGCCCGAAAACAAGCTGGTATCACGCAAGAGGCCCTGGGGGAGCAGCTTAACATGACACGAAAACATATTAGCGTAATTGAATCCGCCATCAAACGCCCAAGTCTTGATGCATTGGTTGATATTGCCAATGCTCTTGACGTATCGACGGATGATTTGCTGGTAGATAGTTTGATGCACTCGACTTCAACCTCAAATTCTGAAATTCACCGTCTGCTCTTGGACTGTAATGAAATCGAGCAGGAAATTCTCACCCGGATGGTAAAAGAGATGAAATCAATCCTGTACGGTTTGGGAATCTGATTTTGTAACCCGTTGACCATATAACAAAGAGCCCGCATAAGCCACAGCTGCACTTCGGATCACACCGGGGTGCTGTCTGTGGCTTATGCGGGCAAAACCATTCCTACGGAATGAAATGCCCGCCTGATCGAGAAGATTTGCGAATCCTCTCAACCAGACGGGCATTCTTTTTGCTCACCTCGCTGTTTCTATGCGGTTATGCGCCATACTTTTCCAATGCTCTCCGAATCACATCCTCACAGTTAAACTCAACTTTCATCGTCTGATCATCATACAGATAAACCATGCTGACAAAAGCATCCACACACTCTTTTGTCAGCCCACCGATGTACGTTTTCTCGCTGGCCTGCTTTGTCAGAGCGCGGATTTCTTCATCCAATTCATCGGCACACTCCTGTTCTTCCTTTTCTATCCGTATGCTATCCTGCAATGTAGCCAGTTTTTCCGAAAGAGCCTTTTTCTTTTCTATGTACACATCTCGCCGTAGCACACCGTCTGCATACGATTCATATAGTTTGATTTGCTCTACCCGAATGGCTTCTGCTTGCTTTTCCAAGTCCTCAATGTCCACGCAGCGCACCGTGATAGACTGCTTTTCTTGCATTCCCTGATTTACCACATCCAGCGCATAGAACACAGTTTTTATCGCACGAGCCACTTTTGCGTTTACAGAGTATTCTCTGTAATAGCCGCCGTAGCATTTAGAGAACTTTCCTGCCGCCCTTTTATAGCCGCAGCAGAAAACCATTTCTCCATACTGCTTTTCGTGTCGAAGCTGCCGTTTGCAGTTTCCGCAGCAAATCTTCCCTTTTAAGGCGAAATCATCGCCTACCTTATACTGAATTGGGGTTACGTTACGGATCGCTTTCTGTGCCTGATAGTATTCATCTTTTGTCACGATGGCCTCATGTGCATTTTCTGCAATGATCCACTTGTCCTCCGGGAGTGTCCGAATAGATGTAGTGTTTACGTCAATTTTCTTTCTTCTCCCCATAACCAGCGCGCCCGTGTATTCATACCGTCTAAGGATTCTCCACACGATTGCCGCATTCCAGAGCATTTCACTGA